GAAATTATGACAGCAAGGATAAATCAACTAATATAGTTCCATGGGGAATTATTATTGGTGGTGAAGAATTACATAACAACCACCATGGAGATCCAGCAAATCCAAAACTAAGTAGAAAGCCATTAGAGTTTGATATGGGTTGGATGTGGTTTAAGGTTTTTAATAAACTAGGATTAGCGAAGGTAAGAGATGTCAGTTAAATTTTTTGATTGTGAATCATGCGGAGCGCATGGAAAAATTTCATTTAAGGAAGGCGAACTTCAATCTTCTGATGTAGCATATTGCCCATTCTGCGGTGGTGATATATATGAAGAGGAAGACTTTGAGGAGGATGAAGATGCCTGAAAACACAACAGATTTACAAGGCGACGACTGGTTCAGTAAACTTAAAAATCCACAAGGTCAAGCATTAGACACTTCTCAAGCAGAAGGATTGACCAATAAGAAACCAGAAAATGTGGATATACAACAACCAACCCCTGAATGACCCTGAGAATTGGTATGGGTTTATTTATGAAATCACCAACAACCTAACAGGTAAAAAATACATTGGTCGTAAATACTTCAGTCAAGCAAAAACTAGACAAGTAAAAGGTAAGAAAAAACGAACAAGAGTTGAGAGCGATTGGCGTGATTACTGGGGTTCCAACAAAGAACTACTTGCTGATATTGATAAATATGGTAAGGAAAACTTTACACGAAAAATTTTGAAACTATGTGAAACAAGAGGAAACACGAATTACTGGGAAGCAAAATATCAATTTGACAATAATGTTCTTCTAGAGGATAATTATTATAATGATTGGATTATGATAAAAACGCACAGGAAACATATTAAAAAATGATGTACCTATTATTCGGTTGTGGATTCTTTTTATCCGCAATAGCAGCTTACTATGCTGTGATGGGGTTAATTGCTATTTTCTCCACTGCAGTAATTCCCATCGCAATTATGGGATCTGCTCTAGAAGCAAGTAAACTTGTAGCAGCTTCTTGGTTGTATAGAAACTGGAACACAGCCCCAAAACTACTTAAAACATATTTCACAACTGCTGTTGTTGTGTTAATGATACTCACATCGATGGGTATCTTTGGCTATTTGTCGAAAGCGCATTTAGACCAAGCAGTGCCAACAGGCGATATCGTATCTAAATTATCCCTCATAGATGAAAAAATTAAAACCCAAAAGGAGAATATAGATGCAGCACGTAAAGCACTTACTCAGTTGGATCGTCAAGTCGATCAAACTCTTGATAGATCGAGTGATGAAAAAGGAGCAGCCAACGCAGTCGCCATCAGACAGCGACAAGCAAAAGAGCGAACCAGTCTCATCAACGAAGTCAGTAAAGCGCAGCAAGAAATAGCAAAATTAAATGAAGAAAGATCACCCATTGCTTCTGAGGTAAGAAAAGTAGAAGCAGAGGTTGGTCCGATAAAATATGTTGCAGCATTAATATATGGCGATACGATGGACGATTCTTTACTTGAGTCTTCTGTTCGTATCGTCATTCTTATGATTGTTTTCGTATTTGATCCGCTTGCAGTTTTATTATTGATTGCAGCAAACAGAGAATCTTTACTACAAAAAACCAAATCTGATGACGATGATGATAAAGAAGTCAATGATTGGTTTAATCGAGGAAAAGAGCGTGCTCGTTTGCTAGATGAAGAAGTTGATGCGCAAAAATCTGAGAGTAGATGGAATAAAATTATTTCTTCGATTCGAGGAGAATTGAAACCAGGAGATTTAAATTATGATCCATATACTGGAATTACTGCAGTCTATCAGCCAACAGAACCAACAAAACAAGAATGGGATCCTACGATTTTGCAAGGACCACCAGCCGAAGAACCACCAAAAGAATTCTTGAAAATTGTAAAAGATTTCTTCAAACCCAAGAACGAAGACTTTGATCCGAAGAATCCTTGGAACGAACAAAATAGCAAAAACGAACAAACAAAAAGAGCTGGAACAGTAAAATTCAACTCCAGAAGAGCTCCAGATAACGATACTTGACAAAAAATAACAATTAGGGTATAATTACTATACCTTAACTTGAAAAGGATCTAAATTATGAAACGAAGTATTATTGTTATGTCAGTTTGTGCGTTGTTCGTTACTGGTTGTTCGTCAACTAAAACAGTCACACAACTCCCACCCGAAGCGCCTGCTCCAGTTGCCAAACTCGAAAAGAGGGAAGCACAATTTCTAAAATCGAACGGACTCATTAAAGTTGAGTTTGACGAACAAGGAAATTTCTATGGTCTTACTGCAACAGGAACTGCTTATATCCAAACAAACCATACAGCCTCACGTGAAGATGCATATAATATAGCATTGATGCGTGCCAAGCGAAATGTTTCGGAATTCTTGTCTAATGATGTTAGTTCAAACAAATTTTCAAGAACAATTACCAAAACACTTCTAAAGAATGATTCGAATGAATCATTAAAGTCTAATAAGACTGAAGGTAATGATAAGACATCAAATCTTGAGGATCTAGATTTAGATGGTGGTGGTGGCAATTCAGAAACTATGACAGCCGAAGATCGTAATCGTGGTCAGCGTGTTGCGACTTATGTTAAAGAACAAATGACTGACAACTCTGCTGCTCTTTTGCGTGGTCTTGTTATTACAGCTCGAAACGTAGAGAAAGATAGCAACCTAGTATCAGTAGAAGTTCGTGTTTCTAAACATTCTATTGCTGCTTCGCATCAACTAAAGGCAATGATTGAGGGTCTTCGATAATGAAATCTTTGATATTAGCGACCTGCTTTTTCACGCAGGTTGCTTTTGCTGCTGTAACTGTTGAAGCGACAGGTAAAGGCGATACCCAAGAAGAAGCATTACGCAGAGCAAAAATTGAAGCAGTTGAGAAAGTGACAGGTTCTTTTAATCTTGGTCATAGAAAAACTGATGGCAAAAAATATTCTGAAGAAATAGATGATTATGTCTCAGGAATTATACTCGAGTCAGAAGTTTTGCGTTCTCAACGAAGTCAGCAGCATTGGACAGTAACTATTCGTGCTGTTGTTGATGAAACCAAACCAAGTGTGTTTCAGGTCGAACGTGATAAACCACTAATCGATGATAGAATAAGATCAAAGATTAGTGAGATGAATAATCGTAAAACGATTGTAGAAAAAATATCTGAAACACCTGCTTTACATTTTTCAACGACTAGAGTTGATGTGTCTCCATTCTCATCAGTTAGTAAAGTAACAATTACTGGGCATGTTTCTTGGCAACATAAGTGGGTAAATGATTTTCAAAATTTTGCTAAGTACGCTGGAAAAGAATCGGTTGACAAAAATTATCAAAGTAATGTTTACTATGGCACATCTTTTTATCATCCAGTTTTGGTTGCTGGTTCTGTAATTATGAACCCTGCTAAAGCAGCACCGAGAAGTGGTAATACATATTGCTTTACTGATGGTAAACAGATTGATTCGAACAATTGTTATGATATTGGTATTGAATTGGAAAATGTTTCTAAATACAATGTCAATTACTTTACGATAATTTTAAAAGACTCGAATGGTTCTGTTCTAAGTCAGATGAGATACACAACACACAATCTCAGAATGGTTGAGTTTTATCCTGCTGGTTCTTCGAAAAAGAATAATTACATCTTTTTTAATTCAAGCAACTATTTTGAGACAGATACTACAGTAATACAAACCAACAAAAAAGTTCCAGCCAATATAGAATTTTTGCTGGATAATTCCCTCGCTACACGTGTAGCGTCTTACAGTATCGAAGTAAAATAACCCTACCATAAGTAAGGTTAATGCTTGACAATAATACGAATCTAAGGTATAATATCCTTATAAGGAGAAAAGTATGGGTATGATGCCAGCGTTTTTTAGTACGACAAACACAAGGAAACGTAAAAAGCAGAAATTTAAATCTGCCGAAGAAAAGCGTAAGCATTTTCAACTTGAACAATCTTGGAATGAATTGAAAAGGAAACATTATGTTGAACCAAGCAAAAAATCTGTATCAACAAATACTCTTTCAGGCTACAAACTTACAAGTCCACCTGGGAGAGAATCTATCAACTATCCTAGTGTCGATACTGGGCTCGGTAATGCTACTAAGCCGATAGAAGGTAAGCGTTACACTGGTGATAAAATAATCGGCATCGGTACATTGCATAAATCCAATGCCGTTCCTATCTTTTCCGATCAGGAAGCGAAGGATATTTCAAAAATGCGTAGAGGTTAAAAAATGAAAGTTGCTGTATGCTCCGATCTTCATTTAGAGTTCGGAGATTTATTCTTAACGAATGATCAGAATATAGATGTTCTGATTTTGTCTGGTGATATTATGGTCACTGCAGATCTTGGTCGCCCAGATCCACATGGTTTTATGGAAGGTGCGAAGAGCACTCGCATCATTGACTTCTTTAAGAGATGTTCATTCCAGTTTCCCCATGTAATTTACATTATGGGTAATCATGAGCACTATCATGGTGATGTGGTTGATAGTCCTATTAAAATTCGTGCAATGTTGTCTGAATATAAACTAGACAATGTTCACTTTCTTGATAAGCAAACCATTGACATTGATGGGATTCGTTTTATCGGTGGCACACTCTGGACTGACTTTAATGGTGAAGATGAGATGACTATGAATCATGTTACTCGTCGTATGAATGATTTTCAAATCTGCCAGAACAGTGCTGAGATGGTCAACTACAGAACATTTGATAATGATAAAGCAAAGTTTCATAAGAGACCCGCAACATGGTCACCAAGACATGCTCTTGAAGACCACAAAGAAATGCTGAAGTTTATTGAAGAGTCTTACGATCCAAGTAAGGTCAATGTCGTTTGCACTCATCATGCCCCAAGCAAGGGTTCTGAGCATCCTCGTTACAAGCATGACACACTAATGAATGGTGCATACAACTCACAGTTGGATGGATTTATTATGGAACGACCAATGATTAAGTTGTGGACACATGGTCACACTCACGAAGACTTTGACTACATGATTGTGAGCACTCGTGTTGTTTGTAATCCTCGTGGCTATATTAATTACGAAGATCGAGCAGATCGTTTTGAATTAAAGGTGTTGGAGATATAAAATGAGCGATTACCATCCTGACAAATGGGTTGTTGTTAAAATCACTGGTAAAGATTATCCACCTCTGTATAAAGTCTTTGCTTGCTGGTATGGTGGATGGGCTGGCGCTGACTCTTGGAAATTAAACAGTGGAATTACGAGAGTTATTTCTTCTGACAATCATTATGAGTTTGAGGGCAGTTCTGGATCTGTGTATTTCTGTAGCAAAACTGAATATGGCACAAACCATTATGGTCGAGGCATACTAAATAACCTGATAGATAAAATAGAAAAATCTGGCGGAACATGTGTTGTTTTACCAGAGGAAACAAATTTTTTAGAAATTGAATATGATTGATATTTTTCGACCTACATTTGAATGGATTCGTGATGACTGGAGTTCTAATAAGTTTCGCTTTATTGTTGAGTTGCTTGCTTGGGCTATTAGCATTGGGTGCAGTGTTACAATGGCGCTTACCGTCCCTAATCCTCCCCTACTGGTTCTCTATCCTATTTGGATTGGTGGTTGTGCCATGTATGCTTGGGCTAGTTATACTCGGAAATCTTTTGGGATGTTGGCTAACTACATCTTGTTAACAACGATTGATACTATCGGTCTAATTAGAATGCTATAAGGAGAAAAATATGGCAAAGAAAAAAGTAAAAAAAGTAGAGCATTTTGAGTATATCTCTTGGACACAGAAACCGACATCAACATTTCTAATGTCAAAAACAACAAAGAGAATGTTGGCTTTGATGCCATTTAGAGATGCTGAAGATCGTAATACATTTAAGAGACAAATGATTCAGGCTGAGTTGGCTGAGCGTGATGCGAAAAATAAACCACTCTCAATGAATAAGAAAGAGTCGAGCGATGTATCAGAGCGAACTTGATTCCGCAACCCTAAAAATTCTTTGTATATTGGGGGTTGACATTAATACTATTTCTAAAGTAAAATATAAAGAGTTAGAGAGTTATTTAAACACTCTCGGAATGCAACAATATATGCAAGGGCATGATGATGGATACTCGATGTGTGCTGGTTATTCCCGTAAGTAAACCAAGAAATTTGGTTGCTAAGGATTTACGCACACCAAAATATCGCATGCGTTTTGAAACCAGCAAAAAGAAATACACTCGTAAGGAGAAGTATCGTGGTAATGAATCGTTTTGACAAATATATGGACGAAAAGATACATAAACATTTAGAGATTGCACAAACTGATACTACTATCACCGTAAGTGTTTTTGATGTGCCAAGCACTGGTCAACTTGAGATTGATATCTGCAGAACAGATAATGCAGGAAAACTACAGTTCAATTCTTACAAGATGTTTTTGTCTGAAGAACAGTTTAAAGATTTTACACATTTCTTAGACGAAGTCAATCGTCAAGTTTCTATTCGCAACTCTCATAAGTTTGTTGAAGAACTTAGACAAGAGCGTATTATGTCTTATGAAAAACAAATCGACTTTGTTCAAGTTGATGATGACCACATTGATCTAAAAACTCCCAATCTCTATCGTGACATTATTGATTCTGATACTATCAAGAGCAAGATGCGTGCGAGCAAAGATTACTGTAAAAGATTCTATGCTGCTATGTGTAACACTGATGTGTACAAAGTTGGAGCAGAGGGTGAATATGGTATGAGTTGGAGAAGTGCTGGTGGTTTAATTGCTGACATTCTTGGCGAGGGCGATTATCTTAATTGGTATTGTTCTGGTAATGAAGGATTCGTTGATGATGAAGTCGCATATGATTTAAATACCATTGGCTGGATTGCTGTTCCAATGGAAGTTGACATGTCTGAGCACAAGCAAGATAGGTTACTGTGATTGATTACTTATTTTTAGTTGCTATCGTCATTGGCGCATTTAATGCTGGATGGGTTCTTCGCGAGATTTGGGCTCGGCATCGTGCGAGGCAACTGCAAGAACAGTTAATAAATGTGTTGTTTAATGACATACACAATCAGCTTAAAGAAAATATAATTCCAATGCGTGTTGAAAAACACAACGAAGAATATTTTCTTTACAATACAACAAACCAATCTTTTATTTGCCAAGGTAAAACAAGAGATGAACTTTATGATAAATTTAATTATGCGCATCCAAAGAAAAAAGGTGTTATTTTTGAGGGCGCAGAAATATGGAGAGAAGTAAATGACAAGTGATATTATTGATGTTGAAACAGTTGAAGATGAGAAGAGACGTAAAGAAGAACTCAATCATCCCAATTTTAAAAAATGGTTTGCTGGTTTATTGAAAGAGATTGAAATTAATCTCGTCTTTAAAAAAGTAAATGGTGAAACAAGAAAGATGAGGTGTACATTAAATGAAGAACTTATCCCAGAAGATAAGAAGTCTGATGGAAGTAGTAAAAGAAAATCTCCGCAAGATTCAATTGCTGTTTTTGATCTTGATAAAAAAGATTGGAGATCTTTCCGTTACGACTCGATTATTGAATTCGATGGTGAACTTACTGATGATTATCCATCGTGTCCAGAGCCAGTTATTTTTGAAGAGGGAAATAAAAATGAATGAAAGTAATATGTTTATTGCTGTATTGGGAATTGTTGCAACAACGCTAATTGGTTGTGTAACATATTTTTATGTTGTTGACAGTAACAATTCGAAAGATATTGTAAACGCAGCAATTGCACGTGGCGTTGACCCTGTTACTGCTGCTTGCGCATCTCAACTTACTACAAACAGTAGAGACGTTCGTTCTACATGTGAGAAAGCATCTCTTATCAAAGGGAAATAGTATGGCAAAACTTACATTTTGGGCTTTGTTTATTTTATTTCTATTGATTGCTACACCATTAGCAACTATTTGGTCTCTTAATACATTGTTCCCAGTTCTTACTATTCCGTATACATTGGAAACATGGTTGGCTTCTTTTTTCCTCTTCGCAGGACTTTCTGGAATTGGTTTATCCAACAAAAAATAATGCTTGACAATTATTATGGTTTCAGGTATAATATATACTTGAAAGGAGACTTTTATGTCTAGTGATAAAGCAGCGAAGCGCCAACAACTTATTGACAAGGTTTCAGGTAAAGGCGATGAGCCATTCTTGACCGAAGACGATTATGATTTGAATGAAGTGTTAAATTGGCATGCCAAACACACTGATTCGAAAACTCGTAAGTCTTGGGTTGTCAAACATTACAAAAAACAAAAACATACGCAACTAGCAGAGCATTTTGACTCGTTGCCTGATTTTGACTTCCACACCATCGGTGTTCTTATTCGTTCTGTTGATCTTGGTGGCAAACTCCAAGAAACAGAACAGTTGTTTTTGAACAACAAGATCAAAGAACTTACCGCAAAACAAACCAAAAAAACAAAAGCAAAAGTAACAGCACCAACTGTTGTTATTAATATTCAAGATCGTATTCTTGAGAAAGCACGTGAGATTGGTGGAGAAATCGAAGGCGAGATTGATGAATTTGTTCTTTCTAAGTG